GCTCTTCCGATCTTGCTGGGGTAATGGTGGGTTGTTATTTTTATTCCAGTTTTGTAAAAACACTCTAATAAAATCAAGGTTTACATTTTTAGATATAAGATACCCAGCTATCCTAGCAGCTCCGTCATTTCTAGATCCTTCAAGCACACCATCCAAGGAGAAAGGCGCAGTTTGTTTGCTACTCTCAATCTTGGGTATGCCTGTAATTTGAAGAAACTCTTTCTCAGTAAAGTCTGGTAGATCTGTATGGTCGTGTATTTCCCAATCAGGGAAAACAACAGGCTTATAAACCTGACCATTAGCATGACGGTTATACGGCGCAATAATAAGACCACCAACACCCCTAATATCTATTAGTCGTTCAATAGGTGTTTCATTAGTTCTTCTGGTTGCAAAAGTCGTATAATTTTCTGGGTTGTTATAATAGTAATGCATCCCTTTACCAGTTATAACTTTAAATGGACAAGCAGGTAAATTTCTTTCTACCCAATCCATAGCTTCTGGTGAATCTGCATCAACAACAACAAACTTGCCACAAACTAATGCGACCTGTAGGTTGTCTCTATCTTTAAACCAAGACTCTACGAGTTCTCTGGAAGGCCTAGTCTCCTTGTATTGTTCCCAGCTTCCTAAAAATGACGGAGGTTTCTTGTTGGATCTCTGTAAAGGGACAACATTATAACCATCATCAAAATAAGCCAAGGCAATATCTAAGGAAGAATCATCCTCATTAATATTGAGGTGGAACATACTAGTTCTTTGTTTCTAAAATTTCAGATATAGAACCATAAATAGATTCAAAGTCTAGTCTTCCCTCTGTTGCTTGTATGATTTGTTTAGCTTGTGCTATAGAAGGTTGCCTGTATCCATACCTCCAGGACTTACATGATGCTTCAGAGCATTTAAAATCTTCTGCTGCTTTCTTATGACCTAAAAACTTTATATAACCAGATAGTGTGTATTGGTCTACTTTTCTTTCTTTGTGCTTTGGTTGAACGCCCATAGTGCTTAACTCCTTTAATTTTTTTGTTGCAATAGCCTTGGACCTAAAATAGTAATTCGCCAGCCAAGTTATATCGTTTTGTTTACTCATATACTTCTCCTAAATAATATGATTTACATATTGTAGTTTCTTAGGTTATAATAATCAAGTTCATTTTTACAAACTATAGGAGGTAGAGACATGAGCTTGAAAGATAAAATAAAAACACCAGATAAATTGGTGGACCAACAAGGAGCTAAAATTCTTATATATGGTCAAGCTGGGGCTGGTAAAACTTTTGCAACACAAAGTATGCCAGGTAAGGTTTTAGTCATTAGTGCGGAAGCTGGTTTGCTTTCCATTAAAGATGCGCCCAACGTATCTGCTATTGAAGTTGCTAATTATGATGATTTAAGAGAAGTGTATGCTGCTCTTAGATCTGGCGAATTAGTCTACGATAGCGTATGTTTAGACTCTGTATCGGAGATCTCTGAGATCTTATTGGTACACGAGAAGGGTAGAAACAAAGACGGAAGAATGGCTTATCAAAACGTAAGTGAAGCTGTTACAAGTCTAATGAGATCATTTAGGGATCTTGATATGCATGTTTTATTTATTTGCAAAGAAGGCAAAGAGAATAATGATGGCGTATTTTTCTTTGGTCCTAAAATGGCAAGTAAACCTTTAGGAGATGCAATTACGTATTTCTTTGACGAGGTTTTGGCGCTACGAGTTATCGAAGATCAAGATGATGACGGTAATCCCGTAGCTGCAAGGTGGTTACAATCAAGGATTGGTCAAGGCTACACAGCCAAAGATCGTAGCGGTAAGCTAGAAGCCTTTGAGGAACCAAATCTAACTGCTCTAATTGCAAAATTAGGGTTTTCTATGAATGTTGAAAATAAGGAGAGTAAATAATGTCAGATTTTGATGGCGTAGATTTTTTTGAAAATGCGGAGCAAATGGAATCGAAAGGTCCCGAGGTTGCTCCTACTGGTGAATATGAGGCAAAGATTATTGCTGCTGAGAAATATAAATCTAACAGCGGTAATTGGACCCAGAAGGTAACATTTCAAATTGATGGCGGTACTTACCGAGATCATAATGAATGGTATAACTTATGGTCTGCTAATGAAGATTCAAAAAGAATAGCAAGTGAGATATTTAGTCGACTTGCTCTTGTTTGCGGATATAAAAAGCTACCAGAGAGAGCCACAGACTTTATTGGTAAAACACTTAAAGTTGGTATTAGACAGTTTGAAGATAACTGGACTAATAACGAGGGCCAAGCTGTTACTTCTTTGAAGACTAAAATCATTAAGATGGAACCTTCAGAAAAGAAACCAGCTGCTCCTGGGGAAAAACCTCCATTCTAAGTAAGAGTGTTAAAAAGGGGCTTTATGCCCCTTTTTTTTGTTTTGTAAAAAAAACGACCTCCTGAGAGGCCGCTGGTGAAGTTTTTTTAACCTAGTCTAAGGTTTAGTATTAACGAAGTTATCACGTTTTTTGACCCGTTTTTTTTTGAAGATTTTTTTAATAACTGTTGATAACTTGCTGGATTTCATCATTTTATCAAGCTTAGAATCTGATTTTTTATTTTTCTGCATGATTAAAGTATCTCACATGTTTTCCATTTGCTCTATTGCCCAATTAATATAAACAACGGCTTTTTTTAGATCTTGAATGTTTGCACCTTTATGATCTTCTCTCCAAATGTATTTAACGGCATTACCTTTGCAATAGCCTTTAAATTCTTCAGCCGTAAGCATAGCTTTAATTACATCTATACATTCAAGGCCCCCCTGCAAATAATGAGGGGGGTGATGGACTGCTTTATCTTTGCTCATTTGTCCCAACCTGTTGTTAGATCTATATCAACAATACTTGGTGAGTTGTATATGGTTGTTTCCTTGCCGTTTAATACAGCGTTGTATTCGGTTAGTAGGCTTTCCATTCTTTGCCAGCCAGAGTCCATATCAGTATGACTCATTCTAAATATTTTACTTGCAAAAGGTTTTTTCTTTTCTTGCGCAACAAAAATAAAATCAACAACATTAAACCCAGCCTTTTCAAAACCTCGTTTATACCAGGCTGCTTGTAGATCGTACTGGTACTTTCTAATAGATGATGTAAAGCCTTTTACGGAACAATCAGCAGTAGTCTTGTAATCAACAAGGATAATAGAGTTAGACTTATGAGGCATGTTGACAGGATATCTGAGAACATCTGACTTGACCTTTAGCAGTAGATCTTGCTCCCACCAAAAGATTGCTCTTTCAAATGGGGAATTAAACATGCTAGGGTATTCTCCCTCATCTGCTGATAGATGCTTGATTCCTTCTGGTATCAAAGCTTCTTTCATGCTGTAAAGAGTGTCTTTTTCTTGAGCAGTAATGACGGTTAATCCTCTACCCTCATACTCTTTCTTTAACTCTTTGTTAGCATTAGTGTATGGAGATCCAGTTAAGCACACCACATTATTAACAAAGGCCTCTTCTCCTTCAACAATAAGCGAATGAGCAGCAGTTCCAAACTTCATAGCTGGGGTAGTTTCATTTTCCTCTTCAAATGCATGAAGCTGACTCTGACCAAACCGTCTAATTTTAGATGATGAGATCCCTGGTACTTCATGATAGAAGTTATGTTCCATATCTGGAAAGTAGATTGCATCCCCGAGGATCATATGCTCTTCGTTCTCTAAGATTTCTGGTAGTTTATTCATGACGCCTCCTTCATTTTATTGACAGCATCCGTAAGTTTGTTAACAATCTCTGTTAGATCTGAGATGTTAGCTTTCAGCTCAAACAAAGTGTAATTAAGGCGATCTTTAGTAATCTCCCGTTCGTTTGATGCATTTAAGATTGCATCTATCTGTTCTTTTATATTCATATCTTTTTCCTAAAAGTTAATGTAGATTGTATTATGAACTAATAAGTATATAATGTCTACATACAGAAACTATAGGAGTTACAAATGGGAAGAACAAGCGATATGTACATGTTAATGAGATTATCTTATGACCAGGCTGAAAACGATTTGGCTGATAAAAAGATAACTAATCTTGTAGAAGCATACAAAAAATACCACAAAGAAAATCTAACATTCGATTCATGCAATCCTGCGGAAGAGGTCCGTATGTTTCATGATGAAGAGTTTGGAAATAGCATTCAAATAATCTAATCTGCGTCATTCAGCAATTACGCTGAATAGTCTGCATAAGCACCAGGGGAGCTTGGCGGAGAATCCCCTGCACCAATTTAAGGAGATCATTATGAGTAATACAGAGTTAATACAAACAATCGCTAGTCAATTTAGAAGCTTGTCAAGGCCAGAAAAAGTAGAGCTGATTGACATACTAATGCAGCATCTAGAGAACGAAATAAAAAAAGAACACTTGGCTAGAGAAATGCCTTCTAAATAGGTTATAGTTTACTTATGACATTAAAAGCAGTACCAATTCAAAGTAAAATGACTAAGCCTACTCTTTCTGAGGTGATTTCTAGGCTAGAAAATATTTTTAACAATTGCACTATTAGGGGTGAAGATAAGTTGCAAGTTGTCTTAACATCTCTGAGTTATTGCATCTGGAACATACAAAAGCTTGTAGATAATGATGACGATAAAATGCTGACTTTGGTAGATGAGATCTTAAATCAGTACGTTGATTTAGAAGAAACAATCATAGAATTTACGCCAGATAATGACTAAGCTATTATTGTCTTGTTATTGTCATAAATGCATGACGCAAGAAAACATGATAAGAATGCGGGTTTGACGATTATTTTATTTTTTTCATTTTTGTCACAAGAGAAAGAGATAAATAGATAATAAATAAAAAATATCTTGACTAAGTAATTCTTAGTAAGCTATCCTCCCAATACACTTTAGGATAAAGTGGGGGTAAGTATTATTTATTTACTCTAACCTAAACTGCTTAAACAAAAATATGGGATATAGAAAAAATAAACTTGAATATGAACCCATCCTTTCTCCAGAAGAAGAAGTCCCTATAGAATACGCTAACCTAGATCATTCACTCAATCGCAGACAAAGAAACTTTATTTGGCAAGCTGTCAATAATCCTCGGCTCTCTCTTGTAGAGTGCGCTCATAAGGCTGGTTATAAAGATGCCAGGCAATCTGCCAATAAACTCATGAATCATCCTACCATTCGCAAAGAATATAACTATCTGATGAATGAGTCGAAGAAGAAGTATGAGTTGAATTATGATAGAGCTGTCCAAGATCTCTACGATATTAGAGACAAGGCCTTAGAAGCGGGATCTTTTAATGCTGCCATATCGGCACAAAATAGTTTGTTGAAAGTCGGGGGCCTTGTTGTTGATAGAAAAGAGGTTATGTTCGGGAAGGTTGATCAAATGAGTCGGGAAGAGGTTGAGAAACGCCTGGAGCAGCTGATGGGGAGTGTGGTCTTAGCCAATAAAACTGACGGTCTTCTGGATCCAGAGACGCTGGAAGATGAAGCTGATAGTTTGGAAGCGTTAGAACA